CTGATGAACTGGCCAACAGGCTGGACTTCACTGGAGGCATTGAATGAGCGCGAATTTCAATACTGGCAGGCGGCAAGCACAACGCATGATCGAGGCTCATTCGTGCGTGAAATGTGGTTCAACCGAGAAGCTGGAGCGCCACCACAAGGATCGCAACCCGATGAACAACGCACCGGAGAATGTGGAGGTGCTTTGTTTGCCATGCCACCACGCCGAGCACAAGCAGCTGGCGATGGTGCCGTGCTCGATCTGCGGGACACTGTTCCAGCCGAAGCGGGCTCGGCGGTCGGTGCTATGCGGGAGTTCGATTTGCAGCAGGGAACACGGCAAGCGATCAGCCGCGTTGCGATGGGGATAAGCGCCAGAGTGGACAGACTTAAAGCCATTGGAAATGGACAAGTTCCAATCGTGGCAGCAACAGCATGGGAAATTTTGAAAGGAGAGTTTGATGGATAACCCCGCACTCGATCTTGTTGTTCTCAAGCAAGTTTGCAAGGAATTGCAACGCGAGCTTGCCTTTGCAACGCCTGACGTCGAGGCGGTGGTGAGGTTGGCTGACACAGCGCGGTATCTGGCCGACTGCATTGCAACGTGGGCAAGGGCTAAGTGACGACGCTGAAGATACAGACTCCTCGATGGGCTTTGCCCCTGCTTAAACCGTCGCGCTACAAGGGTGCACACGGTGGACGGGGCAGCGGCAAGAGCCATTGCTTCGCGGAGATGATGATTGAGGCCCATATCATCGACCCGAAAAGTCGCAGTGTGTGCGTGCGCGAAGTACAGAAGTCATTGAGCCAATCAGTGAAGCGCTTGCTAGAAATGAAAATTGAGCAGATGAACGCGGGCGCTTACTTCGAGGTGCAAGAGGCCGTCATTAAAAGCAAAAAGGGTGACGGCCTGATTATCTTCCAGGGGATGCAGAACCACACGGCAGACTCGATCAAGTCGCTTGAAGGTTACGACCGGGCATGGGTGGAAGAAGCGCAAAGTTTGAGCCAGAAATCGCTTGACCTGCTACGCCCGACGATCCGCAAGCCGGAGTCTGAGCTCTGGTTCACATGGAACCCGCGGCAGGCAAGCGACCCGGTGGATCACCTATTGCGAGGGCCAAACCCACCGCCCGATGGTGTTGTGCTGCCCGTCAATTACGAGGACAACCCGTGGTTCCCGGACGTCCTGCGCGAGGAGATGGAGTACGACAAGCGCCGCGACCCGGACAAGTTTCACCATGTCTGGCGCGGTGGCTATCTGTCGAACAGCGAGGCAAGTGTGTTTCGTAATTGGCGCGTGGAAGAATTTGAAGCGCCGGCAGACGCGATTCACCGCTTGGGCGCTGACTGGGGCTTTGCCGTGGATCCGACCACTCTGGTTCGTTGCCACATCATCGGCCGAACCCTTTACATTGACTTTGAAGCCTACCGTGTTGGCTGCGAGATCATGGACACGCCCGACCTGTTTATGACTGTGCCAGAGTCGGAAAAGTGGCCGATTGTGGCCGATTCTGCACGACCCGAGACAATTTCGTTCATGCAGAAGCATGGCTTTCCAAAGATCATGACAGCAGTAAAAGGCCCGAAATCGGTAGAGGAAGGCGTTGAATGGCTAAAGTCATATGACGTTGTTGTTCATCCGCGGTGCGTGCATACGATTGATGAACTCACCCTGTATTCATACAAGACAGACCCACTCACCGGCAAGATATTGCCGATCCTTGAGGACAAAAAGAATCACGTTATCGATGCGTTAAGGTATGCCTGCGAAGGCATTCGCAGAGCAGCGCATAAAAAGCCCGTTACATTTACTGCCTTGCCAACGATCAGCCGGTGGTGAATAATGTAGAAAATCAGAGGGTTTATCTACATGGCGCGAATGTCAAACGAGCAGAAACTGGCACAGATTCACCAGGAGGCCATGCGCCAGTTTGACAACATTCAATCTGCGCTGCGTGATGAGCGCCTGCAATGCCTCCAAGACCGCCGGTTTTATTCTATTTCCGGGGCGCAGTGGGAAGGCCCGCTTGGTGAGCAGTTCGAGAATAAGCCCAAATTCGAGGTCAATAAAATCCACCTCGCGGTGATTCGTATCATTAACGAATACCGAAACAACCGCATTACGGTTGATTTTGTAAGCAAGGAAGGCCAAGGATACGACAAGCTGGCAGACCTTTGCGACGGGCTTTACCGCGCCGATGAGCAGGATTCCGGCGCCGAAGAAGCCTTCGACAATGCCTTTGAGGAAGCCGTGGGCGGCGGTTTCGGGGCTGTTCGCCTTCGCACTGCCTATGAGGACGAAGAGGACGACGAAAACGAAAAGCAGCGGATCCGCATTGAGCCGATTTACGATGCTGATTCAAGCGTGTTTTTTGATCTGGACGCCAAGCGCCAGGATAAGGCCGACGCAAA